GGGGCTAAGGCTAATCCGCTTCGGACGATTGAATGAAAAATCGCTGTAGCCTAATCAAAGGCTTCCGAAACTTGAATTGTCTTAAGTATTTTCTCTTCCTGGAAAGGCTCTCTAAAGTAATTGTTTGTAGATGTAACTTACTTTCGTAGGCAAATTTACATCTTTATCTCCTTCTTCGCAAACTTTCAGCTGTTGATTTTTCTTTTATATCCCAATTAAATAAACATATAGACATCATCAATAAAAGTTGACAAGGGATTCTACCACACATCAGAGCGGTGGCATTCACGAAGGATGCCACCGCTCTGATTGAAATGTTAGTCTTCTTCTTTTTTCCATACATCTGGAAAGAAGATAGGTTCTTTCCCTTTTTTTATATTCTCTTTATCCCAATAGTAATCATGCCAACCTAACAAGAAGACTATAACTAATGCACCTATTATAACAAGGAGCAATTCTGGGCCTCTCAACATCCAACAAGGTTCTGGAAAGCCTAAGTGTATTAATAAACAAGCAGTTATAGTCATGGTTGTATGCATCCATTTTATACATTCTTCATTTGAGTTCCATGTCATAATCATTTTTATTTTTTGAAATTAATAAACTCGTGTGCCAAAGTTGCTATGTCGGCAGGGATGGTGATGGCAAGACGTGTGCCATCTGTGGTGCGCTCTACCTGTTGTTTCAAATAGCTTAGTTTAATTTTGTTCGCCATAATAATAAAAATAAAAAATGTTAATATTCAGGATAAACCTTGTTTAGTATAATTATAATTTTTAAATTTGCACCGTCTTCGGAAGATTTTAATCGAACCTTTATGGAATAGAAAGACAACACGACTTCCGTTGATGGAAAAGCTCCGACTGTGGATTTAACGCTCACAAAGAGCTAATTTCTACTATCGTAGATTCGAGACCATTGGTCTCGCGTAGCCCGGCTTAGGTCGGGCTTTTTTGATTTATTCTCCCCAAACAAAGATTACTCTTTACTTAAATTGCTTTGTAAGCAAAGCATGTATTAGTTTATCTTCTGCTTCGGCAAAGTGGAAAAAGGTGTAAGAGATTATTGTGGTTCGCCGATTGTCTTTATGCAAATAGATGATGTTCGCTTCCTCGTGCCAATGGATGGGCTTGTAGCAACGCTTCACCATCTCGGAGAATGATGCGTTCTCTTTCTTTGCGAAGTCGCTGTTCCAAAAATTCATAAGCGCAATGAGCTGTTTCCAACTTAATTCGTTTAAATCTATATTACCATTTGCTGTTACAGCTTTTTCTAAAATGTTCTCCATATCATTCCGCTTAACCGTGATGCGGTAGGGCTGAAATGTCTTTGATATTAACAATGAAGTTTTTAACCAAGGTTTTTCTGTTCCATTTCCTTCTTGAATTTTCTAAGCAACTCCACCGGAGAAAGTGAAACTTCCCATTCATATTTCCCAGGTTCAATGTATTCTCTATTGTCTATCCAAAACTTTGCATTAGTCTTGTTCGTCAGAAGATTGTTCATAACCTCGTAAAATTCAGGCAAGAGCTTTTCAAACTTAGATAGTCGAGCATTCTTTTCCTCTTCGTTCTCTGAAAAACGATTTATGCGGTCTCTTTTTTCGCTTATCTCGTTTTCAATGTTCTGTACAAAAGTATAGCGCAAGTCTATAGCCCATGCCACTTGCTTCTCTGAACCTTCAAGCTCCGGATAGCCATTTGAGGATGCGTCCGCAAGAGCTTTGTCATGATATATCTTGCGCTGACAAGCAGGGCATAACTGTCCCTCTGCCCAGGAAATATAGTTCTCACGCTCGCTAATCTTGCCGAAAAGCTGTTTTTCTACTTCGTGACCGCACTTGTATGTAATCAAATATTTTGCCATAATTTCTGACTTAACCGTGATGTCGAGGGCTGAATGTTTCCTATTTAATAATTTCTCAATGCACCCGTCGGACGGTAGGACGTCTTATACTTCTCGTCGATCTCCTTCAGGTATTGCTCTATGCTGTCGTGAATATTGGACAACTCGTTATATATACGGCTATACTCTTCATCATACCACTCCTTGAACTCGTCGCTGTCATGATCTTCTGGAACATCTTCGCCGTAATAGTATATCAGTCCGTACATATCGTCAAGGTCTGCCAAACTGCCAGAAACACCGAACTCAGGGAGTCCGCTCTTCTCCATCTTGTCCTCAAGCGAAGCAAAACGCTCACGAAGATCTTTCGCACAGTCACCACCTTTAACAATATCATTCATTCTGCAATGCAGCTCATGTCGAAGTGAGCAAAGGCGTGAGATAAGGTCAGCCTGCTGCTCAGCCATGCCATTCTCAACTGCAATGCTTTCATTCTTGCTGTTACGAGCCGCCGCTGCCTCGCGGCGATACTCGTATTGTTCTTTATTAAGAAAAGCCATAATTTTTGGGTTATTCTCGTGAAATGGCTGCTGCATACGCACTGCCTTCCCAACATGAAAATGTGACGGTAAAGCCTGTTTCTTCATCGTAATACTCCGCAGCTCCGTTGTGCCATTCTGGCGAAGCCTGTTTTGCTCTTTCAAATGCGGAAAGAATCAGCGATTCTTCTTCATCATCATCTAACAGCTCGTAATCTTTGTTATCGTCAACACCAGGATTCTCGCAATAAAGAAGTTCTGATTTCCAGTTGTGGCCATCCCAATAATTCCAGAACTGGCAATCGTAATAACATTCAAACTCTTCCAGCCATGCTTTTGCAAACTGACGAATCTCTTGTATTAAGTTAGTCTTTTCTGCCTCCGCGAGAGCGTCGTCATCAGAGTCCCACGTATCAATATCTATTTCGTTATCCGTACTAAGCGTAAAACGAAGACCTTCATATTTTTCCTCAAGTTCGGACTCAAGATCGCTCCAACATGTGCTTTCTCCGTTTTCAAGCGAATAATCAAACGTTGTTCCATCGGCTGCGGTTCCGCTAATCTGATCCTCGTAAACAACGAAATAATCAACTCCGTTTCCAAGGTGATTTATGTTTTTTAACACTCTAACGTCGCTCATATATACTGACTTAACCGTGATGTCGAGGGCTGATTTTTATCTTTGAATCAAATTTCTTTATAGATGTTCGCCTGGTCGTTGATTGCTTTCTGCAACGTCCAATCCACCTTGGGGTAGATACCTTCGCCCAGACCCGTATTGAAGTTGACGTACCAATTCTCGCCATCCTCTCTAACGGTAATCTCACGTCCGTTGTACTCAACGTTCTGGCCGTCATTATCAAATATCGCCCAGCCATAAGATACGTATGACAAGATATTCTCACCATCTGTTGCGTAATCTTCATCGTCATAACGTATATCATCCGAATCAGATGTATATATCCATCCGTGTTTCTCGCAGATGTCGCGAACCAGCTCGCAGCAATCGTCTTCAGGATACTTTTCACAATATTCCGTCAAGAAATCTTTCAAGTCCTCCAATGTCTTAATGTTTGATGTTTTCATATCATTCCGCTTAACCGTGATGCGCTTAGGGCTGAAAGTTTTTACTCTATAAAGTCGTTGTAATTTTCACGAAGGTATGCCTTCAACTCTTCAATCTGCGCCTCTGTCGGCTCGCCTGTCTCGTCAAGTTCGTCGGCATCAAAATACTCATAATAGCCTGTGCCGTATTCTGCTTTCTCGATTATGTAGTCTGCTACAGACTCGTAGCCTGCTTCTTTGATATACTCATTGTTGTCATGAGCAATCGCTTGAATGTAAGTGTCAATTGATTTTCGCATAATAACGAAGCCGAATTGCTGTTGCCGCCAGATCCAAATTTTGTATTGTTTCTATTTCTTTATCTGATGCAAAGGAGGTGATTTTACATCAGGCTACTTGACGATGTTACACACCCTTGCCTATCGTAAATATATATGCATCATCATGCACCTCTGCTTTGCCACAGACATCTGCATGGTCAAACACCATTACATTGTCACAAACCTGCGCAGAGTCATAAACCCTTGCATGGCCAAACACCTGTGCAGAGTCATGAACATGTGCAAGACCATAGACCCTTGCATTGCCAAACACCTGTGTATAGCCATGAACCTGTGCAGAGTCATAGATACTTGCATGGTCAAACACCCTTGCAAAGTCATAAACCCTTGCATTGCCAAGCACCTGTGCATGGTCAAACACCTTTGCATCGCCATACACCCACGCATTGCCTGTCTGAGACAGGTTGCTCTCTTTCTCTATCCAACCGCCTTTGTCACCCGCTTTCACATCATCAAATGACGTAACGCACTCTATTCTGTGAAGAATCACTTCACCTAAATTCTTAGTCTCATCTGTTAATTTGTATTTCATATCTGCAATTTTTTATTCGAGTTATTCAAGTTTCGCAAGTTCCTCAACTTGCTTTTTTTAGTTCATAAATCTAATACTAAATCAATAAAATTGATAAATCTCACCTCGAAAGGTGGTTGTGCGCCCATCGCCAATGTTATGGAATGGTT